TCACTTCCGGTCTTTATGATAGTGGGTATCATGGTGTCATGGCTGGGGTAATGCATGTCACCTGTGGACCTATGAAGATCAAACCAGGCACTCGTATCGGACAGTATCTGTCATTCGATGCAGAGGCTCTGTCGAAGTATGATGGGTCATATGGTATCGGCAAGGAGCATGATGCAAAGTATGGCGAAGTAGTATCTGATGACATCGAGGCTCGTCTCGAGCCAGTCGTCAACCAAGTTATTGAAATCGAAGAACCAGTAAAACGTGGACGTGGACGTCCCCGCAAAGTAAAGGATGAAGCAAATGGGAATTGAGATTAAGGTTCCAGTAGAGGAGCTCAAGCAGCGTAGGTTGTTCGTAGCAGCTCCAATGTACGGTGGACAGTGTGCGGGTATGTTCACTCGTTCGGTTGCTGACCTCTCAGCACTATGCACTCATTACGGCATTCAGGTAAGGTTCTACTTCCTGTTTAACGAGTCTCTGATTACTCGTGCTCGTAACTACTGCGCAGATGAGTTTATGCGTTCGGGTGATACTCACCTGATGTTCATCGACTCTGACATCGGCTTCAACCCTCACGATGTGATCGCTCTGCTTGCTCTGCAGAACCCTGATCATACACAGGACGACTACGACATCCTCGCTGGTCCATATCCTAAGAAGTGCATCTCATGGGAGAAGATCACCGCAGCTGTCAACAAGGGCTTTGCTGATGAAGATCCTAACAACCTGGAAAACTTCGTCGGTGACTATGTGTTCAATCCTGCCAATGGTCAGGAGCAGATCCCTCTCGGTGAGCCTGTAGAGGTTCTCGAAGCTGGCACTGGCTTCATGATGATCCGCCGCAACACATTTGAGAAGTTTCAAGAGACCTACCCTCAGATGATGTATAAGCCTGATCACGTTCGCACCGAGCACTTCGATGGCACACGTGAGATCATGGCATTCTTCGATGCTCTGATCGACGATAAGTCTCAGAATCTTGTCCCTGAAATCACAGCGTTCTATGAGAAGAATCCTAATCCTACCAAGGAAGAGGTTATTGCGTTCCTGGGTGATAAGCGCTCTGGTATCGTCAAGGGTGAATACTCGAACCGCTATCTGTCGGAAGACTATATGTTCTGTCAGTGGGTTCGTCATGCCGGTATGAAGGTGTGGCTGTGCCCATGGATGAAGTTGCAGCACGTTGGTTCGTATGTGTTCGGTGGATCGCTGGTCGACCTTGCACAGATCGGAGCTTCGGCTACGACAGACGTTTCGAAGTTGAAGAAGAAGAAGTAAGGATAATATTATATGATGCTTGATGTGAAAACTATCCAGACGCTCAAGGCGTTCTCGATGATCAACCCCTCCCTACAGTTTAAGCCAGGGAATGTTATTCGTACCATCTCTCCTGCCAAGACTATCTTGGCTAAGGCAACTGTTCCTACAACGTTCGATAGAGAGTTCGCTATCTACGATCTGATGAGGTTCCTGGGTGCGTATACGATGTTCGAGAGCGCCGAGCTGGACTTCGGTGAGCGATCCGTAAAGATTGGTTCGGGTAAGGAGAAGATCAACTACCTGTATGCTGATCCTGCCGTTATCGTTGTTGCTCCTGATAAGGAGCTAGTCGCAGACAATCCTGTCGTTCAATTCGAGTTGACTGCTGACGCTCTTCAACGCACGTTGAAGGCTCTTAGCATGATCGGAGCTCCCGAAGTATCTGTCACCGGTGAGGGTGGTGTTGTATACTTGGAAGCTAGTGACTCGAAGAACAGCTCGAGTTCGTCTTACCGCGTTGAGGTTGGTGAGACTGACAAGACGTTCAGACTTATTATGTCGGCAGACAAACTTAAGCTGTTGACTTGTGACTATAATGTGACTATAACGGATCGGTTCGCTCACCTCAAGGGCGAAGACGTTGAATACTGGATTGTTCTTGACGCGCACTCCACTGTTGGCTAATAAGCCCCCCTTTATTATGGAGTTATATTATGGAAGAGTTTCTCTGGGTCGAAAAGTATCGTCCCAAGACCGTTGCTGACACTATCCTTCCGGCCGAGCTAAAGGCCACGTTTCAGCAATTCGTTGACCAGAAGAATGTGCCCAACCTGATCCTGGCAGGGAGCGCGGGCGTTGGTAAGACCACCATCGCACGTGCAATGCTCGAAGAGCTGGGCTGTGACTATCTCGTTGTCAATGGATCGATGAATGGAAACATCGATACCCTGCGTAATGAGATCCTTGAGTTTGCATCTGCAATGTCACTTAGTGGAGGGAGGAAGTATGTCATCCTCGATGAGGCTGACTACTTGAACGCAAACTCGACACAGCCCGCTCTTCGTAATTTCATGGAAGAGTTCTCGAAGAACTGTGGGTTCATTCTCACCTGTAACTTCGTCAACCGAATCATCGAACCTCTACACTCTCGTTGTTCGATCGTCGAGTTCAAGTTCTCGAAGAAGGATCTCCCTCATCTCGCTCAGCAGATGATGGCAAGAGCAACTACTATCCTCGACAATGAAAACGTTCCTTTTGAGAAGGCTGCTGTGGCAGAGCTCCTCAAGAAGCATCTGCCTGACTGGCGCCGTCTAATCAACGAGCTCCAGCGTTACTCTGCTACTGGTAAGATCGACTCTGGTGTCCTTGTCAACACTACGCAGGAAGCTATCAAGGAGCTTCTTGATTCAATGAAGGACAAGAACTTTAGTCAGGTTCGTAAGTGGGTTGGTGAACATTCGGACACTGACACTGCTGCTCTGTATCGTGAGTTCTACGACAACGCTGCAAAGTACTTCCAGGCACACTCTGTTCCCCAACTTGTTCTCATCCTGGCTAAGTATCAGTACCAGGCTGCATTCGTTGCTGACCATGAGATCAACAACACGGCGTGTCTTCTGGAGGTGATGATCGACTGCGAGTTCAAGTAATGAACCCGTTCGACTACATCAACTCAATCAACAGTGGCAAGGATATCATGCAGGATGCTCTAGCAGAGCAGAAGTATGTTCCGTTCGTAGTCAACAGAGGGATGTCATACTTCTCTGATACTATCCTTGCCGCTAACCGTTGCAACATGATGCACCACATGGACGGGTTGCTACAATATCACTATCTGATAAATACTGTTACGCCTCGAAAGAGGTTCAGTAAGTGGGCTAAAAAGCACGATGATAGTGATATACAGTTAGTTATGGAACACTATGGGTACAACTACGCAAAGGCAGTTCAAGCACTATCTCTACTTACTAAACAACAATTGGAAACTATAAAGAATAAAAATAATAAAGGTGGAATACAATGAGTTTAGTAGATAGTCTGATCGAGGTTCGCCTCGGTGAACAGGACGACTTCCTAAAGGTCAAAGAAACTCTTACTAGAGTAGGAGTTGCATCGCGTAAGGACCAGACGCTGTATCAATCATGTCACATTCTTCACAAGCAGGGCAAGTACTACATTGTCCACTTCAAAGAACTGTTCATGCTTGATGGCAAGCCTGCAAACTTCTCCGATGATGATATCGGTCGTAGGAACACAATCGCTAAGCTCCTTGAAGAGTGGGGTCTTGTGAAGATCGTTGACGATAAGAAAGTTGCAGAGCCACGCCTACCACTGAACCAGGTCAAGATCCTCCCGTTCAAGGAGAAGGATCAATGGACGCTCGTCTCCAAATACAACATCGGTCGCAAGAAGTAGTTGACATTTAACTCATTCAGCTGTATTGATAGTAAATGCTTGAATGGATTAGACATAGAGACGAAGTGACATGCGAAGTGTACTTCACGCTGTACGACCATGTGAGACAGGATACTGTCATCACGGTCAGAAGCGCTCCTAAGGGATATAAGGTTCAGATTCTCAACCATGTCCCCTTTCATACAAAGTCCGTTAAAGTTGCAAAGTCTGCAGGGCAGCACATCTACGAACAGACGTGCTGCTGACTTTCTGGTCTGCCGAGGCTACCTGCCAGTACTCGGTGTGGGTAAGGTCGTATGATCTTTGATGGGGCGGTGCGGGGGCTGCCATCAAAACTTTTTAAAAATAACTGTTGCCTTTTTTCGAAATATGTCCTATAAGGAGATATAGAGTGAAGAAAAAGGAACACAGAGATGACCAAGTTTGTTAAAGCCCAGTTCGAATATCACGGTGGTTACCTCCACTACAACACTGGCACCGAGCGTAAGTTCGTTGCTCGCTTCAAGCATCGTGGTCCTGTTACCAAGGCTAAGTTCCTCTCGACCCTGATCAAGAACTACACTGTCGAAGAATACTTCTCGCGCCTTGGTGGCGCTTACAATCCTCGTGGTGAAGCTCCTCTGCAGATCCTCATGAACGATGGAATCCTGGTTTTTGACTCGGAAGCCCGTAAGTTTTCCTTGGAAGGCAAGGTTCTCTGAGGGTTTTTATATACATAGTTTAATGCGCCGTTAGCTCATCTGGATGTTGATTAGATCTAAAAGTTCTAATCTTATAAATACTTCGTGTTTATAGGAGACCTACAGATGAAAGAACATAGGTGCTTAACATGTGGTGAGGCGGATCCCGAACAGTTTTACGTTGTTCGGGGATATGTTAGAAAGGAGCAGTGTA